AACCAATACCCCCGACCGTCCCGCCAGATCAGCCGTCGACAACACATCAAAATTGCCCGACACATCCGTGGTGGCTGTCAACTGGATGATCACCACCGCCACCGGCGAATCCGGAATGTAGCCACCCGACAAGGTGAGGAACGAACCGCCCGACGACACCCATTCGGTCTGATTCGGCAGCACCGACCAGGCCGACCCAGTCCAGTACCAGACCACCCCCGGATCGGAATCCAACATTGTCAACGTGTTGATCACCGGAGTCGGTAGCGCCGCCGTCCGGGCCGCCGCAGTCGCAAAATGCTGCACCACCGACAACAGGCCGGCATCCGACAACCCCACCCCGGTCGGGAACGACCCCACCAGCCGATCCGACGCCGGCACCACCGCCAACACCGAACCAGCCGAACCGTCACCAGACAGCGACGAGTCGTGCTGCACCGCCCCCGTCGCCGCCACCGTCGGTGCCGCAGCCACCCACCTAGAAGTGGAGGAACTCCACGACAACACCTGACCGTTCGAAGGCGTCGGCGCATTCACATCCGGCAGATGATCCAACTTCGACGACGCCGCATACCGGGTCTCGATCATCCACGGATCAGCGACCGTGCCAGCCCCGGTGGCCAGCGTGTCGAACGACTCGTTGTACCCCGAGTCGAAGTCGGCCTCCAGAGCGAAGACGAACGGATCACCCGGCTGACCGGACCCCTCCACCGACAGCCGGCCCTCGGTGACGACCTGGCATGAGCAGTGTTGACCTGCGCAGCAGCCGGAGGGCATCAGACCCCACCTCTCTTCGTCGTCAGCAGCGTAATGCTCATGCCTTGATCACCTTCCCACTGATGGCGGGCAACCGGAATTGGCCACCCGGTTCCCCGCCGATGTTGAACTTGGTGCCGATCACCGCATACAGATCCGGATAGTCCACGATGTCGCGCAGCGTCCCGTTGCAGACCAGCCAGCCGTTCGGCGCCGTCGGCGTCGTCGCATTGGTGGCCGCCCGCACCGGGATGACACCACCGAACGACAGATCCTCATTGACAGCCAGGGCGACACTGCCGCCCAACGAGGTGAGTGACAGCTCCCGATTCGAGGAGTAGACGTTGAAGTGCGCTGTCCGCCCCACCTGCCCCGAAGACAACGCATTCTGCCCCGACAGCAGCGAGTACTCGGAGCTGAGCGTCGCCACCAGCACATTCGCCACATCCCCGGTGGTGCCCACATTGATGGCCGCGCCGGTCCGCAGCAGCTCCACGTCGGTGTGCAGCAGACTGGGCGCCACATACCGGGTCTCCTGCCGGGCGATCGACCAGCCCGTCGCCACCGTCCACGCGGTGGCGTTGTTGGCTGTGGAGAACAACGGCACGAAGATGTTGCTGCCCGCGTACTCGGCGACCAGCCCGACCGGTGTGCCGTCGTCCAACCGCCACGGAGAAAACTGCCGCTGCGACTCCGCCACGGTAAAAAACTTCCGCACATAGGTTTGCCGCGGCCACACCACATCCGTCGTATAGCCGCGATACTCGGTGACCCGCTGCAACCCATACCCGTCGGCGGTGGCCTGCGAAGAACCCATCCAGTAGCGGCCGGCTACCGGGGTGTTGAACGCTCCCGGCTCAGAATGGAACAAGCCGTTGAAGGTCGTCTCCGGAGCATTCCAATCACTGATCCAGATGCTGAACGGGGCCAGCCCCGGCCCCAGCAGATCCGAAGCGGACTTGATGTTGGGACGGCGCTCCTCGTGCAGAATCCGCTTCTCCACATCCCGCATCCAGTCCGCACCAGTCAGCGGCTGCCGCCATGTGTTGGAGCCACCCAAAGCTCAGCCCTCCTCAGCCGCGACGTCAGAATCCGGATCGTTGCCGCCATTCGGGGCCGGAGACAACACCACATGCACCTTCTCGCCCTTGTCGTCGACCTCCACACCGATCGAATCCAACTTCTGCCACTGCGTCACCTGCCGCGGCGTGTTCACACTCCGCAACGGCACCCACACCCCCGGAATGAGCTGCTGAAAGCCAATATTCGCCTTCGGCGACAACGTCGAGTTGTCCGGGATGCGCACAATCAGCGGAGCCGGCCACCGACCCGAAATGTTGCGCTTCGCCTGCTCGACCATCGACTCCTGAGCCTTCGCCAACGCCGCCGGAGTCTGAATCTCCGCCGTTGCCGCCGCCGAATCGCTGTACGACGACGCCAGATGCTCAATCGGCCCGAACGGATAGTGACCGGCCGCCACCTCAGTCGATCCGACCACCCCGGAGCCGTTGGTGACCGCAAAGAACGTCGCCAACTGCATTCCGTACTCGGTGACGATCGGCGAGTCGGAAAAGTCGCCGTCCCGCAGCTCCGGCAGCCGGCCCACCGCCCGATGGGTGTCCCAGAGCAGAATCCGGCGGCCCACCGTCGCATAATCCAGACCGGCGGTCGCCGCCAGATCGTCGACCTCCTCCCAGGCCGACCGGGACCAGTCCGCCACCACCCGCGACTCCCGAGCATCGTCGGGATACTCGATCGTCGTCAGATACGGCAACACATTCGGGTCGTACGGAGCCAACGCCTGAGTGATCAACGACGCCGCCCGCTTCACCACACTCAACATGCCCAAATACTGATCCGGCTCACCACCGGTGCCGGCCTTCAGGAACTTGTAGGCGTCGTTGTAGCCGGCGCGCAACACCCGCCGGTAGACGTAGGCCATCACATCCTTCGCCTCAAACTCGACCTCGTTCACCGAGTAGCCGATCCGGGTGATCGGACCCTCCCAGACCCGCACCCCATCCCGGAACACCACCAGCTCATGCATCCAGCAACGCATCGAGGCGTACAGCGCCCCACAATCCACCGAATAGCCCGAGGAGAACACGGTGCAGGAGGAAATGTCGTCCCGCACCCTGGTGAACGTCATCCGGGTCATCGGGTCCAGCTCACCCAGCCGCTTCTGACCGCCCTGCTCGTAGACGAACACCCGGTATTCGCCGCACCCCAGCGAACCCTGCGGTTTGACCGCGTCGCCGACCGGCAACGGGGCCGACTGCGAACCAGGAGTGTCGATGGCATAGAAACTGGACGAGTCCGACCAGGCCGACGGCGGACCCCCCGATGCGTCGTAAGTCCGCATCTGCCACTCGTAGCGATATCCGGCGACGAACGTGTCCGACGGCAACGTCCACGTCTTGTCGCCACCCGGCACCCCCGGCGCCACCGACCCCAACAACTGAATCCAGTCCGGCTGCGGATCGGCGATCGCCCGGTAACGAATGTCGGCCCGGCGCTGCTGATCCCCGGTGTCCGGGTCAACGAACCGCCAGGTGAACGTAGTCGGTTCGTGCACATCCACCGCCGACGCGGTCCGCGGAGTCAACAGCACCGGCGGACTGGTGGTGGAGGTGGACCGGAAAGTGAACAGCAACGACCAGGCGCCCCACAGGCTCTGCTTGTCCCGGGTCCGCACCTGCCATTCGTAGATCGTGTTGCCCTTGAAGGTGCCCGGGTCGAACACCCAGTTGTTGTGCGACGCCGACGGTGGACCCGGCACCACCGGGGCCAGGTTCTGCCCGACATACTGGGTGACGACCGTCCAGGCCCCCGCCACCGCCACCGAGGTCGCCGCCTTGCGGTACTGCAACTGGAACGCCGACTGGTAGTCGGCCAGATCCGGATCGTTGTGGGTCCAGTCGAACGTCGCCGACGACAACGACGGCAGGGTCATCCCCGAACCCTGCGTGTTGATACCCAGCCCGGTCGGCGGCACCGGAGCCTTGTTGGTCCAGAAATCGGCCCCGTTGTAGTCGGCCGAATACTTCCCGGCACTGTCCTGGGAGTAGGCGCGAAGGTAGTAATGGGTGTTCTGCGACAAGCCGGTCAGCGTGACACTGGCCGGGTTCGGGTACTTCTTCTTCTTCGTGTCGTAAGCCAGCCAGTCGGAGAAGACCTGGCTGTACGTGGTGAACGAGGAGTTCACCGACCAGCGGACCAACAGCCGAACCTTCTGCTTCGCCGGATCGGAGATGTTGGCCGTCACCTTCACCGACTTCGTGGCCTTCGTCAACATCCCCGGCGATTCGTCCACCCCGTTGATCTTCAAACCACTCGGGGTGGTCGGCGGCTGATTCGCCGGAGCCGGGGCGATCCAGGTGATCGACACCGAACCGTTGCCGACACCACCGGCGCCCTGCCTGGAGGTCTGACCGGTTAGCCCACCGAAGAAATTGGAGCCGCCACCCCCACCACCGCCCGGTGCGTAGCCGACCGCCGACGCCTGCCCACCGCCGCCGGAATGGTAACCACCACCCCCACCACCACCGCCGTGGCAGGAGACGCTCGCCGAACCACCAGCGCCGCCGATCGCACAGATCGTGTCGGAGGCGTTGGCACCGTTGAACTGGGCCCCCATCGAAGACGTGCCGCCGTTGCCGCCCTGAGACTGGGTACCGCCGGTCGCCTGCCCGGTCGGCGCCGCCTCCGGGGTCGGGGCCTGGGTCCACCGCCGGGACGCGGACGCCTTCGCGGTGCCCGCCCAGTCGTATCTGAAGTTGCCGGCATCAGGGGAGTCGCCGTCGAAATAGTCACTGTCCACCGCCCGGCCGCTGATCAGCATCCGCTCCGACGTGGAGGCGTTGACGGTGCCCGTCCACCGATGCCAATAGTCGGCGGTCGGCATCGTGTCGCCGTCAAAATAGCCGGTCAACTGGGCCGCAGCGGTCCGGTTGCTGGTCAGCATCTTCTGCGTCGTGGACGCATTCGCCGTGCCCGTCCACTGGTACCAGACATCGCCGGCGATGGCGTAGGTGCCGTCGTAGTAGGCACCTACCGGATCCGCCCCGGCGTAGCACCGGTCGAACCAGACCCGCTCACCGACGGTCGCATTCCCGGCGCTCACCGTCGACACATCGACACCGATGTAGGCGAACGCCGCCCCCGCCGGTGGGGTGGCGGTGGTCAACATCCGGGACACCACCCCAGCGGTCAGGGTGGTGTAACTCGGCGGATAGACACCGCCGCCGACTGCGACACCGGCCTCGTCACGGAACCAGACCCCGATCCGGGATTGCCGGCCCGCCAGCTCCGCCTTGACGTCGAGCGACCAGGTGATCGGCACCCCAGGAACCACCGGGATCGCCGTGATGGCAGCACTGAGCCCGCCGGTGAGATACATGGAGGCGGCGAAATTGTTCAGGGTGCCCGCGGCCCTGGTCGCCATCACCGAGGCGACACCGCTGATCGGGGCGGTCGCGTCCGAACTGATCGGATACTTGGATGCGTCGTTGCTGTACCAGCCCAGAGTGTTCGTCTCCACACCCGGGTTCTGCACCAGGTTGGTGTCGGTGACGGCCGCGGTCGCTGTCGGGTCCTGCGAGATACGCATGTTGTCGTACCAGCACCGTTCACCGACGGTCGCGGTGCCGGTGTTGACGTAGACGACGATGACCGGAATGCAGAAATTCATGCCGGCCGGAACGGTCGCCGTGTGGTTGATCCGGGTCGTCGTCACATCGGTCAACGCCTGATAGACCACCGGAGACCCACTGCTGCCCGTCGAGGAGCCGGTGGCGGCCGGATACCACAGGAAGTACAGCCGGCCCTTCCGGTTCGCCAACTCGGCCTTCACATCGACGCTGGCCGTGTACGTCGCCCCCGGCGTCACCGGGATACGGGCAGTCGAGGAGGCGGCGTTGTAGATGGATCCGGAGGTGGTGTCGGGGGTCGAGTACACCTTGATGTCGTCGAAGTAGGCGACCATGCCGTCCGTCGTCGGCCCCTGAGTGGAGCAGAAGATGGTGTGCTGGGTGGCGGTCGCGACCCACGTCTGCGACGAATACACCCAGGTGTCGTAGGTGGACACCGGCTGATTGGCTGATGGGCTGCCCACCGCCGACATCCGCACACAGGGCAGCGAGCCCGCCGAGGCGGCCGGAAGATAGATCCAGCCCTCCACCGTGTAGGAGGCGCCGACGACCAGGCCGGAGACGAAAGCGGACGGGCCCTGCCCGTTGGCCGCGACCGTGTAGGTGGCCTTCAGACTGTGCGAACCAGACCGTTTGACCGTGGCGTCGGCGGCCTGGGTGTTGCCGTTCGCACCCCACCCGGTGATCACCCCACCCTCAAAGGTGCCGTTGGCCCCATTCGTCACCAGGTTCGTGGACCGGGTCGTCATCGCCGACGCGAGGCCACCGATCGGGGCCACCGTGTCCCGGGTCAGGACGTACTTGGTGCTGTCGTTGCTGTACCAGCCGGTGCCGTCAGTCTCCAGATTCGGATAGAGCGCCAGGTTCGTCGAATCCAACGCCGACGTGGTGCCGGTGTCGTAGGAGAGCCGCGCATTGTCCAGCCACAGCCGCTCCCCGGTCACCGTGTTCCCGGTCCGGGCAATCACCTCCAACGACAAAGAGGCTGTCGCCGCCCCGGCTGGTGGGG